GGCGCTGTCCGGAGGGCCAGGAAGCTGGATGTCAGCCTGGGAGACCATTAGTGCGTCCTCATGATGATCTGGGCGAGCTCGTGGGCCGTGCGCGGGTCATCCGGCCGGATGGTGAAGCACCACGCGCAAGGCTCCTCGGGCACCTCGCCGCTCTGGGAGCAGCGGCAGACGATGACGTTACCCGGCTCGTCGCCGGTCTCACGCACCTCCGCCAGCGCCTGCTCCCTCGCTGTCATTATCGCCTGCCGGAGGGTTGTCGTCCTCCGGGTTGCCTCCTGCTCCGGTTCCCGTGCCACTGACAGGTACCTCCTCTTCAATGAGACGCATTTCTTCCTCGTAGTCCTTCTGGGTGAAGCCCTTGTCGACGAGGATTTCGTGGATGCTCTCAGTGGACAGCGGTGCGCCAAGAGACTTGGCCGTCATGAGCTCAACGAGCTCCCTGCTGGTGAACGGCTGCTGGGCGAAGTCAAGGTTCGGCGTCACGCTAACCTGTTCCGGGTCAGCGCCCACCCACCGGGCCGCAATGCGGAGCAGGCGCTCCAGGCCCGCCGCCCCGGTCTTGGCGATCGTGTTCAGCGTGGCCGTCTGCGCAGCCACACGGATCAGGAGGGCGTCGCCGCTCTCCTTCTCCCTGGAGCGGGTGTCGATCAGCTGACCGGCCTTGTTCCTGGCCGCCGCCTTGTCGTTCTCCAGCCCCTGTCGCTGTTCCGGAAGGCCCTGGCTCGACACGCCGATGTACTTAGCGTCGCCGCCGATCGGCACGGCGATCTTCGCCCCGGCTCCGGTGCGGGTCTCGTCGTCGTCATTGCCACCGATGACCACCAGCGTGTCCTGGCCCTGCATGAACAGGTTCTGGCGGTAGTCGGCTTCGCCCCGGTAGATCGCCAGGGTGAGGCTGGCAAGGCCCAGGAGGGGCGGGTCGTCGGGCTTCGGCAGGATGTCCTTGGTGTTGATAAACACGAAAGGCACGATGTCCAGGGTGTTGCCCCGGATGTTCGGCTCGATGAGGCCAGCTTCGGTGAAGTTCAGGTCCGTGCCCTCGAAGAGCCCCTGCCGGTAGACGCCCTTTCCACGCGGCTCGTTCTCGTCGACAGCGCCCTTCACCAGGACGCGGTACTTGTTCTTGTACTCCCACTCGAAGTCCTGGAGCCGCACGTACTCGCTCTCGTCGAGCACGACGAGGTTCAGGCTCGGGAGCTCGTAGTCAATCTCGCCATCGTCCCAGTTGATGATATTCTCAGCCGTGTACACGGCGATGTGGGGAAGCGGCCGGGTCGGGTCCGGGTTCTCCGGCATGTCCAATAGCAAGCCGACGCGGCCGGTCACCAACTGCTCTTCATTGATGCGCCGGAGCAGGGCCTCAAGGCTCTCGCCGTGCGGCGTGGCGTTCTCCCGCAGGTCCTCTAGGGCGGGCGGGAGCTCGATGGCTGGCGGCTTGCTGTGGAGCAGTCCCATCATGGCCTCGACCGCGTCGGACACAAAGTCATGGAACACAGCCCGCTTCCGGTAGGCGTCGTACCGCTTGCGGCCGAGCTCCTCGCTGCCCATCCCGTCCTGGTGCATACCCGCCGTGGCCGGAAGATAGAGCTCGCCCTTCTCCTTGACCACTCGCTCACCGCGATACGTGTCGCGCATGACGATCCAGTCGTCAAAAAAGAGGGCGTACTGCGGATGCTTGCTGTTGATAGCCATGGCCGTTGTTCCTGTCCTGGCGGGCGACTATGTCCTGCCGCCCCGTGTTGTCGCAATCAGTAGTCTCCCGTGGTGCGGCCGGAGCTCACCCTCTGGCCCATCTCCCTCACCCTATAGCGGGTCTCGTCACCGCAGTGGTCCTCGGCGTTCGTGTCAACGTCATCCGGGTCCTTCTCCAGGCGCGGGAGTGAGGGCACGGTCCTTATCCACTGCTGGCAGGTCTCGAAGATGAAAAGCCCAGGGAGCTCGCGCGGCCTGCCCTTCGGCACCTTCGCCGCTTCCAGAGCCCGCCTCATCTGCTCCCAGCCGGTCTTGCGTGAGCCAGGGCGCTTGTCCGCCCGCGTCCAGGACACGCCCTTGTACTGTCGCCCGTCCTCCAGCGTCACCTTGCGCTGCATGTCGGTGGCGATGCAGTTGCCGTTCTCGGCGTCGAAGATGGACGTGTCGGCCGGGCCAGCCTTCACCCGGCCGTAGAGGTTCCATCGTACCTCCCGGTCGACGATGCCACGGGCGATGTCGGTCGCCAGCATCTTCAGGCCCTCGTTTGGCTTGCCGGTCCAGCCATACCACTCGGCGATCCGGAACAGGTCGCCCCGCACGGTCGAGCGCCAGCGGCCGGAGGCGTCGCGGTAATCCGAGCCATCGCTCTCCGCCCACCAGCCAACGCTGAAGGGCTTGGAGGAGCCCCAGTCGAACGAGCGGTCCAGCCGCCAGCTGGGTGGGATGACAAACGGCTTGACAATGTGCACAGACGGGTCCCACACGTCGCCGAACATGCCACCAGCGACAATGTCCCAGGAACCGTGGAGCCACGCCTCCGCCATGGCCGGGTTGCTGGCTGAGGCGATGACCGTCTGCTTGTAGTTGGGGTCGGCCGCCAGGAGTATCTTGTTCTCGTCCATGTGGCCGTGGATGGCCGCGCGCACGGGCTCCGGCCGCCCCATCAGGTCCTTGGCGTCGGCTATGATGACGGTCAGCCACCACTGGCCGTGGAGCCGGAAGCGCTCCTTCACCCAGCTGTGGCCCGCCCCATACGGGTTCGTCGTGGCGCGGATCATGCGCGGCACTCCGGCCACGGACGAACGGCAACACGAGAACATGCTCTTGTAGCACTCGTCCGTCGGCCAGTTGGTGAGCTCCTCCCAGCCGATGAACGGGTACTCGTGGCCATGATAATTCCAGTAGTCGGCCGGGCTGTTCATGTGGCGGAACATGAGCACCTCGCCCGTGTCCCACTCCCACATCATCTTCGAGCGGTTGAACTTGCAGCGGTCGCCGAAGATCAGCCGGAACCACTTCTCCGACTTGGCCTGCACGTCCGCCAGCTGCGGATAGGTCTGGCGGAAGATGATGCCGCGCCAAGCGGGGCCGAAGCCCCGGCCCACGAACTGGGCGAAGGCCATCAGCAGGGCGTCGGTCTTGCCGGGGCCGCGTGTGCCATGGAACAGCACCTCGAACAGGCGGCACTGCATGAAGGCGGTCTGGGAACCCTCCTGTGGGCACCAGGCCACCTTCTGTCCGTTGATGGAGCGAGGCGGTACCTTCTCTTCCTCCAGCACCGCCTTCTGGTAACGCTCCTCGTACTCACGCTCCTCTTCGGCCGAAGGCGTGTGGGTATGGTCGGTCATCCCTTGGCCTCTGCCGGAGCGTCCCCGGAGCCCGGCTTCTTCCGGGCCTCGTTGAGCTTCTGCTGCTCCTCGATCCACTGCTCAGGCGACTTGTCGGCCGGAGCCACCAGCACACCACCAGCGCTCTTGAGGTCGATCTCCTGGCGCTCCTTGTACTCAGGGTTCGTGCGCTTGAGCTCCATGGCGACGAGGTTGGTGGCATGAACCTTCTTGAAGGCCACGATCGCGTCCTTGTCCTTGCCGCCGATGATCGGCTCGTCAACGCCCTCCATCAGGCGCTCAGCCAGCTGGTGCACCTTGTCAGCGTACATCGCCAGGGCGTTCTCGACGGCCTCGTTGAACTCCGGGTCGTTCTCCCGGTGGTCCAGGACGGTCTGTATGCAGACACCTGCCGCCTGGGCGGCCATAGCCTTCCGGCCGGTCTTCGCCAGATGATTCAGGTACACCGTCTTCTGCTTGTCGTCGAACTTGACCTTGGCGGCCTGCAGCTTGACGCGAAAGTTTTCCTGGTTCAGCTTGGCGCGGGCGCGCTTCTCGGCGGCCGTCGGCTCGAAGTCACTGAACCGCTTTCCCTTGGTCGCGGGCGTCTTCCCCATGGAAGTCATCCTCTCAGCTTTCTGTCGGCCCCATGGCCGGTGGTCGGGTCCTTCTCGCCCATGCGCGAAGGATAAACCCAATTGTATATGTCGCTGAGAAATTTCGCAAGGGTTCGCTAACCACGCCCAGGAGGCGCGCTGCTCGACTTGCATCCGTTCCTCGACTTGGTTTCTCAAGCCCAAGGGGAAGTCGAGCGCGAAAAGTCGTGGCGGTACTGGGTATTACTCTACTTACTCTACTTACTCTAGAAGAAGAGAGAAGTAGA